CTGAGGAGTATTATCGTAAGGTAGTTCCATTTTTAAAATCAGAATATTTTCAAGATCAAAATGAGAAAGTTATCTTCGAAGAGATTGCTGACTTTGCCAGCAAGTATGATAAGATTCCTACTAAGGAAGTCCTTACGATCAATCTACAAAATCGTACAGACATTACGGAGGAAACCTATCAAGAGTCTTCCACAACAATTCGTAGTCTCACAGACGACTGGGTTGACTTTCAGTGGCTCCTCGACGCCACAGAGAAATGGTGCCAGGACAGAGCCATATATCTCGCCCTTATGCAATCGATCAAAATCGCAGATGGTGGCGATAAGAAACTATCAAAGGATGCGATCCCAGGTATCCTACAACAGGCCCTGGCAGTATCGTTCGACGAACACATAGGACACGATTATATTGAACAAGCAGAAGATCGTTATGAGTTTTATCACCGTACAGAAGAGAAAATTCCCTTCGACCTTGAAAAGTTTAACTTTATTACCAAAGGCGGTCTTAGTAACAAGACTCTCAATGTCGCTCTTGCTGGAACGGGCGTCGGCAAGTCTCTATTCATGTGCCATATGGCTAGTGCCTCCCTCACTGCGGGGCATAACGTACTCTACATCACATGTGAAATGGCAGAGGAGAAAATTGCTGAGCGAATAGACGCAAATCTTTTGAATGTACCTGTGAAAGATATTGCATCTCTGCCTGAAGTTCTTTTCACTGGTAAGGTTCAGGAGATTGCTAGAAAGACTAGGGGTAAACTAATCATTAAAGAGTACCCTACTGCATCTGCTCATGTAGGACATTTCAAAGCACTTCTGAGCGATCTTTCTCTCAAGAAAGATTTTAAACCTGATATAATCTTTGTAGATTATCTAAACATCTGTGCGAGTGCAAGGTATAAAGGTGCGATTGTTAATTCTTACACCTATGTCAAAGCGATTGCTGAAGAGTTGCGCGGTCTTGCTGTGGAATGTAATGTTCCTATTGTCTCAGCTACTCAAACTACTCGCAGTGGTTATGGTAACAGCGATCCTGATCTTACCGATACTTCTGAGTCTTTTGGTTTGCCTGCCACTGCTGACTTTATGTTTGCCCTTATCTCTACTGAGGAACTTGAACAACAAGGTCGCATCATGGTCAAACAACTTAAGAACCGATATTCAGATCTTGTTGCCTCACGAAAATTCATGGTGGGAATTGACAGATCGAAGATGAAGCTGTATGATGTTGCAGATGACGCATCTGCTATTAACATCGATGCAGAAAATCCTGGCGAAGATTTTCAACAGTTCGCCAACAACCAACCCCGACTATCTAAATTTGCTGAGTGGAATGTATGACTATTGATTTTAAACGATATGAAGAGTTTGTTGCCGCAGTTACTTCAGACTGCTCAACGAACTTTGTTGACTTCGCTGATCGTATTGGCGAGTTGGATCGTGAGGGTGCCAATATTGAGCGTCTCCTTACTGCTGGTGTTGGGATTAATGCTGAAGGTGGTGAGTTCCTTGAGATCATTAAGAAGATGGTCTTCCAAGGTAAGCCTTGGAACCGCGACAACCGAGAGCATCTTATTATTGAGTTGGGTGATATCATGTGGTATGTGGCACAAGCAACTCAAGCACTGGGAGTTTCTTTTGACGAAGTTCTAGAACGTAATGTCAAGAAACTTGAGAAGCGTTATCCTGGTGGATCATTTGAGATTCATCGTTCTGAAGTTCGTGCTGCAGGTGACCGATGACTGCTAAGTTTATTTTATTCACCAAGGATTCCTGTGGTCCTTGTGGTCTTGTCAAGAGATACTTCAAAGCTCTCAAAGACGAGCGTACAGGACTCATCCAAGAAGTCCAACTGGAAGACTTCAGCGATGAACCAATCCCCGAAGAGAACCTTGCTCTCGCCAAGAAGTATGGTGTGACTGCCACTCCTGTTCTAATCATCGTTGATGAAGAGACAGAAGAACTTCTAGAGACCTACTCCAGCGGTATGCCTATCACCCAGAACATTCGTAAGTTGTGGACTAAGTACGGTGTATAGTTTCTGGATCCACCTAGTAGCATTCTTTCAAGTTGTCGTGATGAACTGCATTCAACCCGTCAACTGGAAGTATTGTTACAGGGTGGACCAGTGGCTCTTGCCAGATCTGGTTGAGGGGTATAGAATATGGACTGGAGAAACCCACCCCTATCAAAATGAAAAAGATTATCTTAAAGACTTACCTCCCTCTAAATAGTTAGGCGGGGGGTCTTTTTATATGTCACAACTAAGAGCTACCAAACCAAAAATTGCTGGGAAGCTTCCTCTTGAGATTAAATACAACTCCAAGGCATTAAATTCTTTCTATCAGATTCAAGCAGAACGAGTCTCGAATCTGATTGACATTAAGGATGTTGTTGA